CCTGACGGACAAAGATCACCTCGAAGCCCATGCTCATCAGCTTCGTCGCGGTGGCGGTGGCGTTCCACGGATCCATGCCGACCTGGCGGATGTTGTAGCCGACGTCCTGAAACTGCTTCACCCGCTGAATCACTGCGTCGTAGTCCACGACGTTGCCCTCGGTCGTCTCGATGTACCCCTGCCGCGTCCACACGTCGTACGGCACCCGGTCCTTCGCCACTCGCTTCCGCATCCCGTCTTCGGGGAGCCAGTAGTACATCAGCACGTCGATGACGTCGTCAGCGTCAGGCTCGAAGACCAGCGCCGCAGCGGTGAGGTCGGTGGTAGACGAGAGGTCGATGCCGAGCCAGCAGTCGCGCGAGCGCAGCTTCAGCGGGTCAACCTGGTCGGCGCACTGATCCCATGCGTCCATCGACAGCCACCGATTTGCGGCCTCCGTCCAGATGCAAAAGTTCAGTCGCAAACAGCTATTGAGCTGCGACGGCATCGCGGTTGCTTCCGCGACTTGTTCGCGCAAGTAGCGCCGAGGGAGGATCGTGTCGAGGCCAGGATTCGCCTTCGGCCAGACGGCCTCGTCTCGGAAATCGTCGCAGTCCGGGCAACCCATGACCGGATTCGTGTGCCCATCCTTACCGCAAGCGTCGATGTTGCAGACGTACGCGAACCACTGGTCGTCCTCGATGATCCCTTCGAGTACCTGCTGGCTCATAACGTGGTGCTGGTAACAGATCGAGGTGCGATCGTAGCCGGAGTTTGTGATCTCAACGATCAGCGCCTGACGGCGATTCTTCGCGCCCTTCCGCATCTTCGAGAGAACCTGATCGTTCGGGTGTTCGTGGATCTCGTCGATCAGCGCCATGTGGACGCGCTTGCCTTCAATTTGCCGGGCCTCCGACGAAATCGCGCGGAAGAACGAGTTTGATTTCGGATGAGCGATGTTGTTCACCGTGAACTCCAGCTCAGCCGCAAGGTCTGGTGATGCTTTCGCCATCAATTCGGCATCGGAAAAGAGAATCCTTGCCTGGTCGCGCGTCACGGCCGCTGCAAACACCTCCGCGCCCGCTTCACCGTCCTCCGTCGTACCATAGAGCCCTACGCCAGCGGCCCAGGGGGTTTTGCCATTCCCCTTACCTTGCTCGATGTAGGCAGTACGGAACCGGCGATAGCCGTCCGCGCCCTTCCAGCCAAAGATTGAGCCAGTGATGAACTGCTGGAACGGTTCGAGCTTGAACGGCTTTCCGGCAAACGCGCCAGCGGTGAGCTGAAGTACGTTCTCGAAGAAGTCGATCGCGTACTGCGCCGCGTCGTCGTCGAACCGCAGCCCGCGTTCGTGGCCGTGCTCGAGATCGCGCAGATGCCGCGCGCACGCTAGCCGAACAAGTTTGCCAGCGACGATCTCGCCGTCGAGGACACGACGGGCATAATCGGCGACGGGGGAGAGGACGGCTACGGCCATCGATACGGCGTCTTCACGAGTTGGAGACTCCACTCTCGCCAACGCAATAGGGTTCGTACTCGCCTCATGCATTCCTCCGATCTGTCGTGGGAGAGAGGGCGGCTACGGCCATTTCTGCCCCGCACACGCAGGCCGCGAACAGCCACGACTGCCGTCACGCCATTTCACCCACGCATGGCGACCGATCATGCACCGAAGCGATCGCAGGCCGAGCCGGTAGTCGAGCAGCCACTCGATCACGTTGACAGCACCCGCAGTTCGTCAGCGAGCCATTCAGTGTCGTCCCATGCCCACGTCGTACCGCGTCCGCGCTCAATGCCGCGCTTCAACGCTGCGAGTACAAGTTGCTCGTAGGCCGCGCGCCACGGTTCGGGCGGTGATACCGCAAGCCACTCGGCATCGGGTTCTGCACCAGCGTAGTGCTCACCCGTCTCCATCGCGTCGAGGCCGTCGCCGCACCCGTGGGGATCGCTGCCCCACATGCCAAGCAGCGTCAACCGCCACAGCTCGCCGTACGTGATCAGCATGACGTTCATTTCTTGCCCCTTGCGGCACGCGCTACCCTGCGGATCGTCGTGTAGATTTGGTTCGGGCCTTCAAACCAAAGCGCGCTCTCGGCGATAGCGGCGATTTCTTTCAGCGCAGCGTCTTGACGCCTGCAAAGCGCCGCTTGCGCGTCATCATCCGCCGCCCGCACAACTGCCGTCTTTCCCAGCCGCCCCGGTCGGGGGCCGATGCGGAACTCTTGCATCAGCCGCCCCCGGCTTTCGTCATGGCTCCGCAATCGCACCGCACGCCACGGTTGAAGTGATGCGTGTTGCGGGTCGTGTCGCATGTCTTACGAACGGGCACGCGATCCCACGCTATGCCGTATTCGCCATGCGGGAGGGCAGCGTGCTCCTCCGTCTGCGCAACGCCGCAGATGTAGCAGAACGGTGCAAGAGGGATAGAGCGCGCGGGCGAATCCACTTCGATCACCTGCACGAACAGCGCCCGCATCGCCTCGCAGTCGTCTTTGTGGGAGATGCCCATACTTGGCCGCATATCGCCCCAAACTGACTGCGCCTTCTCCTCGGCACCGCACGTACAACCGCGCGAAAGCCGGTAGCCGACAAGGTTCTCAGGAATGCGCGCGGTACGCTCGGCGCGATCTTTCAGGTTCGCCTGCCATGCGGCCTCGCGCGCGACCATCTCTTCGTCGCTGATCATCGGCGGGTGCGGTGCGGCGACGTACGGGTCTTTCGTCCACGGCAGTTTCATCGCAGTTGCTCCAGCATAGCGGCGATCACCTCTCTTCCTCGCTCGTCTGACACCGGTTCGTCGTTCAGGACGTAGTTGTGCATGCCTACCATGTAGCGAGGGGCGTAGTCAGCAGGTGGGTGATCGGGGTGCAGCCCTGGCCCCATCGTGATGTTCACGAGGTCGGGCGTGTCCGAGAATGTCTCCACGACCGTCCCATCAGCGAGTACAGCTCTCTTGCCAATCTTGGGATTCTTCGGCGACGATCCGCCGGCCTTCGCGAGATCCCGCCGTGCTTCACACGTCGTACAGAGCCGCTTGCCGTGACACGGCGGCGGTTCGTTCCCGTGATCGTTGTCGCCATGCCAGTTGATCGTGCAGACGCGACAGTAGCACGTCTCCGACGGATTTACGCAAGGGATGTCCGCCTGCACTTCGAGGATCAGCCGATCCAGCACTCCGTTGACGGCTGTGCGCGGCAGATCGGTCATGGCGATGATGGACTTGCGCTCTTCCTGAACGCTCAATCACTTCCCCCTCGCCGCATAGACGCGGCACTTGGGCGAGCAGAACCGAGCTGTGGATCGCTGAGGCTTGAAGGCTTTCTTACAGCGCACGCACTGCCGCCATCCCTTCGGCTTCGGCTTGGTCACACCCGCTAGCGTAACACTTCGCGCCCGCTAGCGTAACTACGCCTGCCTCCGGTCTCGCAACTGCTCCAGCGCCGACTTCTCTTTCGCCTTCGGCGCCGCCTTCACCCGCGTGCGGCTCGATGGCGACATACCGAACTCGACTTCCATCGACTTCGCCCGCTTGTTCGCGTCCGAGGCAATCCGCACCGACGGGTTGTCTTCGGTGACGGTGAACTCGTTGCCCTTCTTGTCGTAGCGGGCGTACTCGATCTCGATGCCGCGCTTGTCGACGTCGGCGCGCGCCTTGATGAACTCCGCACGCACGACGCACAGGTCAGCCAGCATCGGCACGTCGAGGACGGTGAGCAGCCCCATCTCGGCCAACGGCGGCGCCAGTTCCTTCCAGATGCGCCGCGCTCGACCCTTCACCCAGGACGGACACTTGACGTCGCCCTCGGGCGGCATCGGCTCATCTTTCGGCAACGGCCGGCGGCCAGGGTTACCGCGGATGACCTTCAATTCGGTGGGAACGGGCTTGCGGCCTCTCATCGTCGTAGTGATAAACTAGCACTCACCGCGCACCCGTGACAACGACGGGGCGGTTCTCGCCAGCAACCGAAAGGGAGCTGCGCTTTGCATTCCAGCGACGACGGCTCCGGTCGGGCTCCGAAGGGGGAGGGCGTTTCGAGCCTTGCCTGAAGCCAATTTCGCGCCGCCATGCGCGACAG